TTTTGCGTAATTGACAGCATCTTTCACATCATCTTGCATTTGTTTCACGCTTTTGATTGCTTTTTGTTTACCTTTGGCTTTTACAACAATATGGTTTGATCCTCTTGTTGTCATGCCGTTCATAAGCTTTCTACCTTTACCCCCTGCTGTGTAATATTTTTTTAGCTCAAAAGAAACAAATCTAAAATCATTTGTATCCAAAGCTCGCTCTACATCTCTAAGGGTGTCTGTAAACCCAAAAACATTTGAATTTTTAATTGACCTTTGAATACTTTTTTTGAATTGTGGATTATTTAAGAAATAATCATACTTTTGTCTGCCAGCCCTGATATTACCTTCTCTTGCATTTGACCAGTTACAAAATACTTGTTTCTTTTCTACAAACTGTCTTAATTTTCTTGCGTTTTCCCCTGCAAGTCCTTCCATTTCGTCCATCAAATCAAAAGCTTTGTTTACATCAGCAGCTTTAACTTTTCCAGTAGGTGAAACACCCTGTAGTTGTGCAATCGTTGGCTGTAATGGATCTCTTGCTTTTATTGTTTTGAGTTCTGCCTTTGCTTTTCTTTCAGCAGCTTTAGCAGCTTTAGCTATCTCCTCAAGCTTATCTTGATTAGTGATAGTAATAGTAGGCTTAGTTACAGGCTTGGGCTTTGGTATCTTGATTGTTATGTCACTTGGTTTGCCATACAATCTTTGTAAGTCCTTTAAACTTCTCTCACTTCCATCTTCCCTGACCATCTTTCTAATTGCCTTCTGTCCTGACCCCTCCTTCTTTGCCAAGCGTTCAAAATATCTTACCTTCTGTTCATTACCTAAAGTCTTGACCTTTAGTTTCTTATCTTGCCCTAAAAGCCAGTCACCATACTGAGTGTCCTGTGGTACTCTACCAGTCCCCTCTCCTGTAGGTCGGGTTACAACTTTGCCTTTGGGTGGCGGTGTTAGATCCTCAAATCCTTTTTGTTTCTTTAACCCTGCATAATCAACAACAGGAACAGTAGTAGATCGGCAGTTAAAATGCTGTGGCGGTGTAGGGCCTTTGTTGTATTCAAACTTTCTACCATCAAGTCTTTTACATATTGGACTGGTTTTTGAATCAAGCGTTGCCACATATTCATACTTAGGTGCAACCTTACTGTTAGCTGCATAAACAGCCTGTGATGCTTGGTTCTGTACTTGGTTAACAGATGTTCTGACAATAGTTTGTATCTGATGATTAGCTAGTTTTGTCATTTCACCACCAGCTTGTGCTATCTGTCTAACGCTTCCCTTCTGTCCAAACTCAAGCCTTCCTATCATTCGACTTGCTATCTGCTGTGTTGACTCTCCACTAAATACACCTTGCCTGATAGTCCTAGCTAAACCTTCCTGTTGTCTTGTTGCTATACCTCTAAATGCTTTCTCTACTGTCTCTCCATTTGGTAAAGTCTGCATTGCCCCTTGTCTTGCAGTAAGTTCAAACTTTCCAGAGCCAAACTTTTTAAAATCATCTTCTGTAAATTGCTTGCTTGTAAATATGTTTACCTTTGTAGGATCAGTTATGACAAAAGACTCTGCATATTTTGGGCTTATTGCTACTGAGTTGATGGGGATATTTCCTGATTTAACAGCTTTTTTAAGTTCATTTTCTATAAATCCAGCCTGTACTTTTGCCAAACCCTCTATCTCTTTTATCATCTTCTTTGATGAAGCTTTATGCCACTTATCTAGACTTGTTTTTGACTGAGCTATTATTGCCCTCAGTCTTTTCTTGGTCTGTGGTGCTATGACTACACCTTCTCCAGCCTTTGCCTGTCTAATATTTATTGCATTGAGCTTTCTTGCTGCAAGTAAAATAACGTCATTGTAAGTTCTAACTAGATCTACTGATACGGCATTACTGTATCTATTTATATCAATAGTTTCCCTAAAAAATACCTCTGGAATACTCATTTATCATTCTTCCTCTTGTTCCTCCTCTGGGTCTGGGTCAGGTTCTTCTGGTGGCTCAACTTCTGTCAAACCTCCCTGCTGTGTGCCTTCAATCTCTTCTTCAACGTCAAAGTCATCACCAAGAACTTCCCCAGCAGAAAGTTGATTAAGTAATGTCTCTTGTGTGATAGTTCCAGCAGTAAACAGTGTGAGCAATGATGTTATTTCCTGTGGTTCTAGCCTTGCACTTACGAAATCTCTATTAACAAAAGAACTACCAGCATTCGGTTCATTAAGATATTCGCTATGGAACTTTAAACAATTATCAATCAAGTCTTGCATCTGCTGTGCAATAACCATCATTGTGCTGTCATTCTGTGATCTGTCTATTCTCTTAGCCTCTGCTGACTCACCTACAAGTTTCTGTCCAAGCACCGCCGCTAGTGACAATGTATTGATCTGTTCTGCAATATCTTTCAGTCTTGTGAACTGGCTGTCATAGCTATCACCAGAAGGGCTGATATATTCCATGCGTGACTCAGGTGGCAGTGATAATGCTTCATTAGGGCCTGTTGTTATCTCATCTGCATTTGGATAGCCAAAGACTGCAAGCATAGGAACAGAACTAATATGCAAGATATTATCCAAGTCAGACTGTATCTGATAATGCTTGAGGTTTAGTTCAGCAATGTCATACAAAGGACTGCGACTTTCGTAGTAACCAACTCTGTTTGAATAAGCAATAGCAAAAGGAATCTTATCTTTAAGGCTCATTTCACCTTCATCAAACAATTTATATTCACCTTTCTTTTCATCTTTTCTATGAATCTCATATCTGCCCCTTTCAAGCACTCTGATCTGTTTAATGATCTTGTCACCATACTTTCCATCTGGTTCAACAACCTGTTCTAATAAACGTAACTGTGTGAGTTGCCTTACCCCATCTATAATCTCAGACCTAAATCCTAAAATATCTTTTGGTGTATATGTTACCCAGTATGGTCTGGTCTTATCACCTTCTTTCGGTGCATCAACAAGTACCCCAACATGACCAAAACTAATTGCTAATCTTGCTGTGTTATATAACCAAACATTTAGATCATTACCCTCAAGGTCAACATCAAACAACTGTTCTCTTACTAAATCAGATACATCATCTAGTCTTACTGGCTTTCTTACCAACATACCTGAAAGCATCTTCTCAATTCTCTGGAGATATGGCACTACTGTTGATCTACTTAGCCTTACGTCATAGCTATCATCTGTTTCTCTTGCCTCTTGTGGCAAATACTTTCTATGTTCACTCCTGATCTTGTATGTTCCCTCCTTCAAATCTGTTATTAAATCCCAGAACTGACTCATTCTCTGGTAGGCCGCGTTAGGGCTGGCAACTGTAGTAGCAGCTTGTGTTATGGGCTGATTGTAAATATTTAGTGAGCTATACACAGTTTTGCCTCAATACTATCATGTTCTTAATATATTCTAATCCCTGTAGGTTTGCCCGACCTAGCAAATAATGGATTGAACTCTCTCCATACAAGATAACCTAGAGCGTCAGCCATATGGTCATAGCCTGACTCTTTATCTGGTTCACCCTTTTCTGTGTATGACTGAAGTTCCATTGATTCAATCAGCTTTCTGCAACTGGCATGGATTTGTAAACGGCTTTGCCCTTTTCCGTTACATAATAAAGCCTGTACGGCAGAGATCCTGTCTCTAACTGGCGGGTTGCTGCGTGGGCTTTGATTGCTGAAGCCGTATCCTTCCAGAATCTGTATATCCGTTTGACTTGCATTAGTACTTCTGTTGCCTCCACTTGCATCTGGGTATATGTAAATCTTGTTCATAGGATATCTGGCTTTGATCTCTTGAGCAATGCTATCTGTGTCGTGACTACCACTAATCTCATCAAATATTAACAATTTTTGATTTTGGACAATACCTATCACGCAGTTCATATTGGATATATTGAAATCCAAGCCAATTCTTAAAGGGTCAAGACCGATATCAGGTTTGACAGTAGTGACATTGTTTTCTCTGGTAAAGCGATCATATACCTGACCTGTAGTTAGATTGACAAACTCTCCATTGAGATAAGCCTGTAACATTGACGGATCATAGTTAGCCTGCATACGCTCAATAAAATCATCAGGCAAATGTGGATTGTCCTGAGTCCTCATCTTTATTAGCTGCCTATCAGTTCTCTCCTTTGCTTCATCTGTACCAAAAGTATTGTATAGCCACCTAAATCCCTCTGGTGTACTGGCTGCACAAAACTGACGGACATTACCAGCCCTTAACCTACCAAGTATTTTAGGGAAAGCTTTATCTGCTATAGCTGGACTAACAACATCAATTTCATCAACAAGTACATGGCTAAGATTTAAACCAATAATTCTGCTCCAGTTTTCAAAAGATCTGCATAATAGTTTGCTGTCACCTTCTTTGAAATGCAAAGTATATTCTGGAAGCGGACTAGCTCTGAAAGTGTAAGGTATTTCATATTGCTCAAGAAACAACTCAAAGTCTGTTTGCCATATGTCCCTGATTAATGGGGCAGTTGGTTCCATAACAGCACCAATAAATCCAATATTCATTGCAGCCAACTTTACAGCCATACTACACAAGGCTCTTGTCTTACCAGCACCATATCCAGCAGAAAGTCCAACTATTTCATTCTGATTATCAAAGAACCGTTGCTGCGGTGGGTGTAAATCAGTCCTGATCCTGTTTAACAAGTCATCAGTATCAATATCAACGTAGTGACTACCAACATGATCTAATACAGAACCTTCTCTGTTCAGTATGCTCAAGACATCACCTGACCGACCTTTGCCATTGAGTTTATACAGCCCAAAGCAACTGTTAACTGCCCTGATTTCCTAGCCTCTTTTGCCAGTGATGCGTATTGAGCTAAAACTTCCGCAGTAAATTGTCGTCTATCAATATCAAAGTCTTGTTTAAGAATCTCTCTAGCATCTTGAATATAACTATCAACAGTCCTTTGAGCTACACCCCACTCAGTTGTGGCAAATTGCAGTATATCTGATCTAACAGTACCAACAGACATAAGTTTAGCCACTTTGTTCACTCTAAACTCATGCTCATTTTTGCTAGTTCTGCCGTTAGCCACTATGTAATTATGGTTTTTATTATTCTAAATGTAGCGTCAATTGCTGGTTTTTGTCGATTTTTTATTTTGTTTGGTATTTTGCAAGACGCTGTAATTTTTTTGAATATTGACTCCAAGCTGTATCTGAAAGAATTGGATTACAGTTATCAGAATATAAATAAATCTTTTTTGTATCATTAGTGATTTCAAACTTTTCTTTAATATCCCAGTAACAATAATGATGAAGCAACTTCATTTGAGTAATACTCAATCTTTTTATGCGTGAATTTTTGGGCACATCTTCATATTTAGCCCATTTATTTGTACTAATATCAAAATTAAAAGGTTTATATTGTCTATTTAAAACTATCCAACCACCTATTTTATCTTCCATTTTTTGCAAACAATATGGAAGTAGTTGATAAGCAAATTCATTCATGGTTTTTGTTTTTCCCAGTTACGGATCAATAATAAGAGTTCATCAACTCGCTTTTTTGCATTAGCAATGCGGTCTGTGTTGAACTTATCGAAGTCTTTATTTTTCATTTTTTAATTTTTCTCTATAAGCTTTTGCAAGTTCAGAGCCAGAGAATTTTTTTTCTGTACCCCAAGAACAACAATTACTTTGAGGTCTGAATATTTCATCAAAAGCTTGAATCAAATCTTCAATCAAACTTTGATTTCCATAAATACCATCAGGATCTCTTCTTTTATGATTAAGTTGAAAAATAATATCTAACATTTGAGCAGTAGAATTTATTTTTTCTAAATCAATTTCATAAACGCAATAATTGTGATTTGCTAAAAGTTGTAAAACTAAGTTTGTTGATCTAAATACCCAATTTCCCCATTGCCTGTGAACAGGACTTTTGTAATTCATTAGATCATCAAAACTTGTTCCATTAGGAAATGTATCGTGAAACTTTTTTTCTTCTTCAAGTTTTACTTGTAATGCAGATTTATAAGTTTTCATTTTGTTTTAGCCCACCTTTCTCTTTGTGACGCAGCTAGCTTTTGGTCATAACCAGCATCAATAATTGCTTGTTTAGTTTTTTCTGGATAGTACATAGTTCTATGATGGTAATGCTCTCCTACAATGTAATGTTCATTTTCTTTTAAAACACCAATTTTTCTATATCTTTTCAAGGTTGTATTTGTAATATTTATAATTCTTTCGGTTTTACAAGCATCAAACAACCCCATTTTCTTGTAATCTTCAGTAGTTTTCATGTTGATATATTTTGAATAGTCTGTTGGTTTATATTGTATAGGTTTAATAATATTGTCAAACTCCTGCATCACTTCATCAGGGATACCATTTTTGTAAAGAGTAAGACTTTTTATATCACCAGCTTTTGCCATCTGTAAAATGTTATAAAACTCCTGTACTCTATGGTGATTAAATCTATATGGTGCTGGAGGCCCCATTCTGTTTTTAATAGATTTTTCAAGTTGAATTTTTAAATATTTCAATCTTATTTGTATCCATTTATCAATATCTGTTTTTTTCCAAAACTTTTTATCAAGTCCTCTGTTTTTTGACTTATCAAGTAATCTTTTAGGTTTTGGAATCCAGTTGTTCATAAGCCAAAAGTTGATAGTGCTTGTTGGTGTATCAAACATTTTTGCAATATCAAGAGCAGTATATTCATCATTCAAAGCCTCTTGCCCAGCAACAAATTTGATGCAGCCTGTAATATCAAATTCATTTTGTAAGATTTGCCTTATGTATTCTCTGGACACGTTGAACCTATCACCAATTTTTTGTAAAGAGTAGCCTTCGTTTCTCATACGCAAAATAAGTTCATTTCTTGTTTGTTTATACTCAGAGGAAAGGTGTGGACGATACTTGTAGTTTTTCATAGTGATTTCATTTGAAAGTTTGCTAGTTG